CTCAACTGCTTCTAAATATCAACTCTTTGAATTCAACGATGAATTCACCAGAGCTCAGTTTAGAAACATGGTAGAACCTTTCTTGAGGGACGTTCAAGGTCGCAGAGGTATCTATGACTTTAAGGTAGTCGCTGATGCAACAAACAACACAGGTGAAGTTATTGACCGCAACGAGTTTATTGGTGATATTTACATCAAACCAGCTCGTGCAATTAACTTTATCACACTAAATTTCATCGCCACACGAACTGGTGTTGCATTTAGTGAAGTAGGAGGATAACCATGGCTAATATAGATGACTTTAAAGCAAATCTAATTGGTGGTGGTGCTCGTGCTAATCAGTTTAGAGTAACAGTTACACCACCGCCTGGTATTGCAATAGGACTAGATGTCCGTAGAACTTCTTTTCTATGTACGACATCTAATCTTCCTGCACAAACTTTAGCAGATATTCCTATTCCGTTTCGTGGACGGAATATCTATATTGCTGGAGACAGGACATTTGATGAAACTTGGACTACTACTTTCTACAACGATACGGACTTTATGATCCGTAACGCTATGGAACGGTGGTCTAACGGTATTAATGATCTTGCTAACAATACTGGTGTAATATCTCCTGCTGATTATCAATCAGATCTAACAGTAGAACAATTGGACAGGGATGACACTGTTTTGAAAAGTTATATTTTCAAGAGTGCCTGGCCAACGGCAATTACTGTTATTGAATTGAGTAACGCTACAGCGGATACGATAGAAACATTTGATGTAAGTTGGAGATATCAACACTTTGAAGCTTCTGGTGTGAACTTCTAGACCTACTAAATAGATATAGACAGTAGGAGTAATATATAATGGCAGAACTTTTTGGGTTCCGTTTATCTAAGGTAAAAGAACAGGAGAAGGAGCAGACGTTTACTGCTCCTGATCCTCAAGATGGCACTATTGATGTTGCCGGAGGTGGTTTCTGGGGTCAAGTCCTAGACACTGATGGGCGTGAGCGGTCTGATATTGACCTTATTAAACGGTACAGGGATATTGCAGGACAACCTGAGTGTGATGCTGCAATTGAAGATATAGTAAATGAATCTATCGTTGCAAATGAAAACGATCAAGCTGTATCCATAGTTTTAGATGGATTACCGTATCCTGAGAAAATTAAGAAAAAAATTAGACACGAATTTGGTGAGGTATTAAGACTTTTAGATTTTGATACTAGAGGCCATGATGTGTTCCGTAGATGGTATGTAGATGGTAGGGTCTACTATCACAAAGTTATAGACATTAATGATCCACGTAAGGGTATTACCGAATTACGTTGGATAGATTCTATGAAAATTAGAAAAGTTAGAGAGTTAGATAAGAAAGTTGATGCTAAAACTGGTGTTGATATGGTACGAAAGATTACTGAATACTATATCTACAATGAAAAGGGACTTTCAATACAATCTGGTTCACCTACCTCAGAGGGTATTAAAATTGCAAAGGATTCTATTACCTATGTTCCATCTGGTGTGATTGATGGGAATAATGGCGCAGTTCGTTCATATTTACATAAAGCTATAAAATCTGTCAATCAGTTACGTATGATTGAAGATGCGTTAGTTATCTATCGTATCTCCCGAGCTCCAGAAAGACGTATCTTCTACATTGACGTTGGTAATCTACCAAAAGCTAAAGCAGAACAGTATCTAAAAGATGTTATGAACCGATATCGTAATAAGTTGGTGTATGATGCAACAACTGGTGAAATACGAGATGACAGAAATCATATGTCAATGCTTGAAGATTTCTGGTTACCACGAAGAGAAGGTGGTAGAGGAACTGAGATAACTACTCTGCCTGGTGGACAGAATTTAGGTGAAATAGATGATATTATGTATTTTCAAAGGAAACTATACCGTTCCTTGAATGTACCTATATCCAGATTAGAATCTGAATCGGGATTTAACCTTGGACGATCTACTGAAATTACCAGAGATGAACTAAAATTCACTAAGTTTGTGCAGAGAATACGTAAGAAATTCGTACCTCTATTCACTGATATTCTTATGACCCAGTTATTGTTGAAGGGTATCATTGCAAACGAGGATTGGACTAGTATTAAAGAACATCTACAGTATGATTTCTTAATGGATGGTCACTTTACAGAGTTAAAAGAAGCAGAACTTCTAAAGGAAAGATTGGAAACTATGGACGTTATACAATCATATATGGGTACATTCTTCAGTAAACAATTTGTTTGGGAGAAAGTATTACGTATGAATGATGGTGATGTTTCTAAGATGCAAGACCAAATCAAGAAAGAAGCTGATATGGATGTTGAAGATGGTGGAATTGACATGCCAGACGGTGGTGATGGTGTTACTCGTTATCCACAGGATGGTGATGGAAAAGTTATCAAACCACCTGATATGCCGGATTATGAAGAACCCGAACCAGCTGCTCCAGCAAATGGTGGAGGAAATCCATTCGCAAAGAAAAAGAATAATGATGAAAAGGAAGATGACAATGAGTAGAGAATTTGTAGATAAAGTTTCTGATGGAGATAATATAGGTGCTAAAGATGCATTTACAACAGCTATAGTAACAAAAGTAGGTGCTACTTTAGAACTTAAAAGAGGAGATGTCGCAAAAACCTTTGTTCAACAAGCACAGGATATGAGGGATGCTCCTGATACAGAGAAAGAACAGGAATGATTGATTTTTTAGAATTATATGAAAATTCAGTTGTAGAGAAGGACGAACATCGTAAATCTAAGGAGTATAAGCGATTATCTCCTAAGATGCGGAACGCCGTTGATGATATCTTTAAAAAGATGGAATCTAAACCTACAGATTTCCTAAATAGTTTTGAAAAAACAATAAAAGAAGTATCTAAAAAACACAAGGTTCCTGAGAAGAAACTTCTGGGTTATTTTGAGAAAGAGATGTTATCAATATAGGAGTTAAACAATGGCCGTAGTATTACAAGAGATCGTGGATAGCGATTTTGAATACTTTTTAAAAATTACTACTAGTGGAACTAACAGTTCTGCTAGTGTTTTTGATGCTTCGGATGCAGCTGGTGCCGCAACCGATCCACGTACTACTATTACTGGTATTGCATGGTCAGTTTCATCAACAACAGATATAGAATGGGACGCAACAACAAATGTTGCTGCACTGTCCTTAAATGGAAGTGGTAAAGTAGGTTTCGGAGATGGTATGCCGTCTATTCCCAATAATGGAGGAAGTGGTGTCACAGGAGATGTACAACTGACAAATGGTTCTGCATCTGTAGGAACAGTCTGGTTACGTATGAAAAAAGTATCTGGATGGGATAATATAACTTAGGATGTTAGAATGAGTAATCCTGTTGTTTTAAGATGGTTAATTGCCCACCAACCGGCATACCTCTTTGTACGAACGGCAAAAGCATTTGCCAAGGAATTAGATAAGTTACTTCCTGGGCAGTTTGAGGTTGAGGTTTTAATGATGGGACAGTATATCCAGAAATATGGTGATATTCCCGAATTAGGATTAAAACCAGCAGAGACATCTCTTGAAACTTGGGAAATGCCCCAAGGTAGAAAGAAGTTGTTTATTCCTTCTGAATGGAAGGATGTCAGAAAGAAATGGTCGGCATTTTGGCAAGGACTTAGAGAACAAAAATTTCATATGAGTCAAACTCAAGTTACTGTTATTGGTAGACATCTTGACAGACGATTTTCTCTTTTAGATTTGCCCTTCTTATTTAAAGACCATGACCATGTAACAAAATCATTAGATGGTTCTATAGGACAGAAATTATTGGATACCTTACATCTGGGAGAATGGGCTTCTACAACCCATAAGAAAGATGGTCGGGATACCAGTGGAGTTAGGGGATTAGGATTTACCTATAGTGGTGGATACCGCATTATCGGGTCTGACCATCCAATAACATCTTTGGATGACCTTAAAGGATTAGATTTAGTTACAACTCCTAATACCGATAGATTATTTAGTGATGTTGGAGCTGTAGCAAAACCACGAATGAATCAAAAAATTCAGGAAATTAAAGAATCAGCTTCTAATGGAGGTGCAGTAGAAACAACGTATCTTAGATTCTCTGGTAAGAATATACTTAAATCTAATCATAGTATGTTTCTTACTACCATCTTGATAGGACAACCACTATTTGACAGTTTGACTTCTGAACAACAAGAAGCATTTACTATTGCAGCTAAGAAGGTTGCAAAGATAGAACGAAAATGGTCACTGGAAGATTGTAAGAAATATGAAGACGATGCGGTAGCTAATGGATGTACTATTGTAGATATCTCAGAAGAAGATACAAAGAGATTAAAACAGTCTGCTCCAATACAGTATGAAGCAACAATAGATGGTGATATGCGCCATGTAGTAGAAGATATTAGAAGTATAGGATAGACTAAATATAATGTATACGCACACTGAAATAGAAAAGGCAGTAATTAAAAGTCAACATACCCAACGTAATTGGGATTTGACTAAAGAAATACCGAAGGATGATGTAAAAACTCTACTACATTCGGTAACAAACTGTCCTAGTAAACAAAATATTGCGTTTTATAAGGTACATTTTATTCAAGACCGTGATGTTATTGAAGAAATTCATACTCACACAGAAGGATTTAGTACTAAGAGAAAGAAAGGTGACCCTGTAGGATACGAAACAAATCCTCAAACACTCGCAAACCTCTTGGTAATTTTTGAAAATTATGATTTTACTAATGATTTAACAGATGATTTGCACAGAAATGCCGCTACACTAAGTTATATTAAGACAGGTAAGTGGGATGAAAAGAAATTAAAAGAGTTAGAGAGAGATAGACAGGTCGCAGTAGGTATTGCAACTGGTTATTTAAACTTAACTGCCTCTTTATTGGGATACCGAACAGGGTGTTGTCAATGTTTTGATGCACAAGCAATTAAACAAATTGCAAACTTAGAGGAAAAACCGTTATTGTTAATGGGTATAGGGTACAACCAAGAGGGTGTTAATCGTAAAAAACACCATTTAAGGGATTTCATCTTTAACTCTAAGAGGAAACAACCAATTAAGTACGAAATATGGGATTAAAGTCATGCAAACACTAAAATTAATATCCGAATCCGTAGAAAGCTGCGAATATTTAGTAGAAGAAAAGGAAAACGGAAAGAAAAGTTATAAGATTAAAGGTATTTTCATGCAAGCGGACATTAAGAACCGTAATGGTCGTGTATATCCTATGGAAATACTTGAAACTGAGGTTGATAAGTATAATAAGAATTTTATTAAAGAGAAACGTGCATTTGGTGAACTTGGACATCCAGACGGCCCAACGGTCAATCTGGAGAGAGTTTCCCACATGATTACAAGTTTAACCCCTAATGGTAAGAATTTTGTTGGTGAAGCTAAGATAATGGACACACCTATGGGTAAGATAGTTAAAAGTTTAATGGACGAGGGTGCAAAACTAGGTGTTTCTTCAAGAGGAATGGGTAGTTTAGAATCAAAAAACGGTGCGAATTATGTAAGAGATGATTTCTATCTCGCAACAGCAGCTGACATAGTTGCAGATCCATCTGCTCCTAATGCCTTTGTAGAAGGTATTATGGAGGGAAAAGAGTGGGTCTGGGATCATGGAAATATCGTAGAAGCTCAACTTGCGGATATGAAAAAACGAATTGACGTTAAAAAGCGTCATAAAGAGGCGAATAACGAAGCTTTGGAGTTCGCCAAATTCCTCAAAATGTTGTAATTTATAAATAAACAAATAAGGAAGTTAGAATAAAAAAGGAGATCCCCCTATGTCTGACGCAAATGAATTAGACAAGACTATAGAGGAACTTGAGGCAGAAGTAATTGCTGAACTTGAGGAAGCAAATGACGAACTAGCTGAAGCTGGTGCAGATGCTCCCAAAAAGGGAAGTTTACCTTCTGAAAAAGGTTCTAAAATAGAGGGTGAGAGACAAGACACTGGTGCCGCTGTGGTAGATGGTGAACAGTCTTCCGCTCCCGCTAAATCCGTTGCTGCTAAAGCAAAGGAAGTTTCTGGAGACGCACAACAGAAAGATGCCGAAAAAGATGAGAAGATGAATTCAAAACGCTCTACAGGAGATACCAATATTAAAGGTGCTCCTGCTCAGGGTAAAAATGTTCATCCTCGTAAGAAAGCCTCTAATACCACTGCCGATCATATCGCAGCTGGTGATGAGGTTGATCATGACGGTGAAGACCTTTCTGAGTCCCCAAGAACTAAAGCGGAACATCTCGCTGTATTTGAAAAAATGACTGCTACTGAGATTAAGAAAATGTATTCTTCTCACAGTGCTGTTGATGTTTCAGAAGAAGATGAAGATGATGACGAAGAAGAAATTCGGGATCAAGAGGCTATTGAAGCTGCGAAGAAAGAAGAAGTTGAAAAACGAATTAAAGAGATTGACGTTAAAGAAGACGTTGATGCTTTGATGAGTTCCGATGATTCTCTCTCCGAAGAATTCAAAGAAAAAGCCGCAACGATCTTTGAAGCTGCAGTTAAATCTAAAGTTCGTTCTGAAGTAGAACGAATTATAGAAGAAGTTGCTTCTGAAAAACTAACAGAAATGGATACTTTCAAAGACGAACTTACTGAGAAAGTAGACACGTATCTCAACTATGTTGTTGAAGAGTGGACTAAAGAAAACGAACTAGCAATAGAACGTGGTCTTAAAGGTGAAATCGCAGAAGATTTCATTTCTGGTCTAAAACAATTATTTGAAGATCACTACATTGATGTTCCAGACGAAAAGTACGATGTTCTGGAAGCTCAATCTGAGAAAATTTCCGAACTAGAAGAAAAATTGAATACTGAGATTTCCAAAAGTATGGAAGTCAAAGAATCCAATAATTCATTGGTTCGTGAACAGGTTATTTCCGAGGTTTCCGAAGATTTAGCCGATACTGAAGTTGAAAAATTTAAGTCACTAACTCAAGATGTAGAATTTTCTAACGAAGAATCTTTCAAAGAGAAATTAAACACTCTTAAAGAAAGTTACTTCCCAAAAACTCAACCATCCGCAAGTGATGACCTAGATAATGATGCTGACGGCTCCGCACAGGACGTAGACACCTCTAAAAGTATGTCAAGTTATTTGAATGCTATTAGTCAGTCAAAGGCTCGTGCTAGTTAACATTTTATAAATAGATGTAATAAAAGTAAAGGAGAAACAACAATGTTTCAGACAGAACATCTACAGGAAAAGTGGCAGCCAGTCCTTGAACACCCCGATCTACCAAAGATTGAGGATTCATACAAGCGAGCTGTTACTACTATTATCTTGGAAAACCAAGAAAAAGCCATGCGGGAGGATCATCAGTATCTTAGTGAAACTGCTCCTGTCAACGCTATGTCTGGTGGACAAATGGACACTTGGGATCCAATCCTAATTTCATTAGTTCGCCGTGCAATGCCTAATCTCATTGCATATGACGTTTGCGGTGTGCAACCAATGACAGGACCAACTGGTCTTATCTTTGCTATGCGTTCCTCATTCATCTCTCAAGACGGTGCAGAAGCACTTGTTGATGAGTCAATGCCCGATATCTCTAACCAAAATAAAGCCGGTACTATCGGTGGTGGTGATGTTGGTGCAACCGAGACTAACCCTGCTGTCCTAAATGACAGTCCATCTGCTGGAACTTATGTTTCTGCAACTGGTATGACTACTGCACAAGCAGAAGCATTGGGTGACTCTGCGGCTAACGCCTTCTCAGAAATGGCATTCTCAATTGAGAAATCCACGGTTACTGCGGTTTCCCGTGCTCTAAAAGCAGAGTACACAATGGAACTTGCTCAAGACTTGAAAGCAATTCATGGTCTTGACGCAGAAACAGAACTTGCTAATATTCTTAGTTCTGAAATTCTTGCAGAAATCAATCGTGAAGTTGTTCGTTCCCTGTACATCACCGCAGAAGCTGGTGCTCAGATCAATACGACAACTGCCGGTATTTTTGATTTAGACACCGACTCTAATGGTCGTTGGTCAGTTGAAAAATTCAAAGGTCTTATGTTCGCAATTGAACGTGATGCCAATGCTATTGGTCAACGGACTCGTAGGGGTAAAGGTAACATGATCATTTGTTCCGCCGACGTTGCGTCTGCACTACAAATGGCTGGTGTACTTGATTACACTCCTGCTCTTAACAACAACTTGAATGTTGATGATACTTCAACGACATTTGCTGGTGTTATGAACGGTCGCTTTAAGGTTTATGTTGACCCATATGCCGCTAACATTTCTGCTAGTCAGTATTATGTTTGTGGTTATAAAGGTACTTCACCTTATGACGCAGGTTTCTTTTATTGCCCATATGTGCCTCTTCAAATGGTACGTGCGGTTGGTGAAAGTTCCTTTCAACCAAAAATCGGATTTAAGACCCGTTATGGTCTTGCTGCTAATCCGTTCGCAGCTGCTGGTGCAGTTGCAGCTGGTGACACGGTTAATACCGATGCTTCACTGGATGCAAATACCAACTCTTGGTATCGCCGAGTTAAGGTCGCTAACCTTATGTAAAATAAGGGAATTACGAGAACTTAGGGAGAGCTTTTTGCTCTCCCTTTTTTTTGTTATAAATAGTAATGCTAGGAGATATACATGGCAGGCGCACATGACAGACAACCAACTAAGTTAGACTATGCAAGTCCAACACAATTCAAATTTGGTGTACACCAATTACCGAAGGTAGAGTTTTTTACTACAGCTGTAAACTTGCCTGGAATTAATCTAGGAGATGCCATATTTCCTACCCCATTCAAATCTATTCCAGTTATGGGTGATACTATAACTTATGATACTCTTACTATAGAATTCATAGTAGATGAGTATCTGGAGAATTATCGTTCATTACATGAATGGATGACTGCAATAGGATTTCCTAAATCTAGACAACAGTTTAGTGACTTTAGATCTAATACGTCAAATACTCCAACAAACACAAGGGGTGTTAGTTCTGATATTGGTGATGTAAAAGCACCAACACCTGCCAATGCGTTATTCTCAGATATGTATGTAACAATATTATCCAATAAAAATAACCCTATCCTAGAACTAGATTTTCATGATGCATATCCTGTTTAATTGGGTGAACTAGGATATACCCAAGATGCTACTGATGTTAAATATATTAGTACGAGTGCAACATTCAAATATCAAATTTATGAATTTAGGAATTTATAAATACATTAGTGCAGACAGGTAGGTTAAGCTTTAACAAGTCTATCAATTTTTTGTCTTAGAGACAATATATAAGATACGAGAGCAAACCTCCTCCCTTTGCACACTTTTGAAGAGTATATAATGAAATTAGAAGAACTACAAAACGAAGCAAGAACAGACCTTACTATCACGAATCATGAGAGACTTGATCAAGAATCTTTCAAAAATCAAAAAATAAAATCAAAATGGCTAGACCATAGAACAAAATATGAACAACTTCTCATGATGCGAAAAGCAGAACATCAAAGGATGTATCGTGAGAAATGGGAATACTATGGTGGTAAAGCAGATGCAAAGGTGTATGCTGCAAAACCATTTGATATTAGAGTCCTAAAAAATGACCTAATGATGTATATACAATCTGATGATGAAATTCTAGAATTACAAACCAAGATTAGTTATTATGAAATGTTAATAAAATATTGTGAGGGTGTTATTAAATCTATTGATAATCGTGGATGGGATATTCGTAACGCAACTGAGTGGAAGAAGTTTGAAGCAGGAATGGTTTAATGTCATTAGAAGAACAAGTTATAGCTGAACTAAAATGTGTGTTTGACCCAGAGATGCCTAGTGTCAACATTTACGATCTAGGATTAATCTACAAACTAGAAGTTAA